AGAGGCGGAGATAGTCCTGTCCGTCCGTATCGGCGGCAGGTTGGACGTCGAGGTCGAATCCGTTGATCACCGCCGCGAGCGCGGTGATCGCCTCGCCGATGGATTGCTGTCCCAGGTATGTCCGGTCGCGTAGCTGTCCGGACTTCGCGGCCCGGGCCGTCCCGTCCGGGTTGACGTTGGCGGCGACGAGGGCGAGCCAGGCGCCAGGCGAGAAGGAATGTCCGCCGGTGGCGGCGATCGTCCGGGCCGTCGAGAGCAGCGATGCCACTATGTCGTCCTGGTCGACCTGTGCGAAGGCGACGCCGGCGGCGGCGGCGGTGGTCAGGTAGCGGCGGTTGAGGATCGCCAGATAGTCGAGGGCGGTGAAGTTGACGGTATGCGTCTGCTCCGATATCACGTCCTCCGATTGGGTGACGATCCCCCGGAACATGAGCACCTCCTGTCCCAGGGTCTCGTCGTAGCGCCAGGCGAGGACTTCTGTCTGGAGCTCCTCCACGAAGGGGGCGGACGGCGAGCGACCGTCGAGACTCCACGTCAACTTCGCCGGCGTGTTGAGGGCGAGCTCGAGGCGGCGGCTCCTCGCCTCGGTGAGCTCGGTGATCCCCGTCGTCCGGGCGTAGGCACGCGTGGCGAAGTCTCGACGGTGGATAGTGAATCTCCACCGCCGGCGGTCCGGCGGGAGCGAGCTCGAGCTCACGTCAGATATCCGTCCCGCCAGATCGCCGCCACCTGGGTTACCCCGCTCGTGGACGATCCCGTGAGGGTCATATAGGTCACCGCCGGCGCCGGCGGCAGGACAGGCCAGGTCGACGCGGCCCAGTCGACGGCGGACATGGCGGAGAGAGTGGGGTCGGAGTCGCGCAGGACGGAGCGGCGGTCGGCGTCGACGTCGAGCCAGTGTCCGGCGTCGATCCGGGTCCCGGTGACGAAGGCGAGCGAGAAAGTCTCGAGCGGCTCGTCCGGGTCCATCACCTGAAGATCCACGACAGGATCGGTGATCGGTCCGAAGATCCGGAAGAGTGGTCTAGCCGGCACATCGCCAGGCGTGACAATCTCCCCCGTCGTCGGCGACCCACCGCCAGGCGGATAGATGCGGTTGAAGGTGAGGTTGTAGTAGCGGCCCGGGGTGGTATCGGACCCGGAGCGGCTCGAGGCGGTCTGCTCCACGGGGTCGCGCATGATCGGATCGGCGGCGACCCACGACAGGTTGACGTCGCGCATCCGTCCGCCGGTGATCGGCCATCCGTAGCCGGCGGCACGGACGACGCACATACGCTCCGGGGCCCCGGGCCGGTCGAGGACGTAGTGGAGCTCAGGCCGGACGTCGGCTCGCATAAACGGGGCGAAGAGTCCCACTATCTCGTCCACCGCCATCCCCGGGCCGTAGGCGCGGATGGAGGCGGAGACGGCACGCGATCCCCACAGGGTCGTCCGATCGTCCACCCCGTCCGCGTCTGGACGGTTGGTCATGTTCTCCCGAATTTCCGGATACCCCAGGTTGAGCTCGTCGGTCGAGTAGCCGGCGTCGCGGTCCTCGAGCTCGAGGGTCCTCGAGCCCAGGACGAGCCAGGCGCGCCGGATACAGGTCACGCTCGCACCCCGGAGGCGGTGAGCTCCCAGGCGAGACGGCGACCGAAGACGGCGACGTCGACCGTCTCGCCGAAGGTGGCATTCGCGATCGCCACGAGCGGTCCGTCGCCTCGAGCTCGGCGGGGGAGCGGGGTGATCGCCTCGCCGGCGTGGGCATAGATCAGTCCGCTCCGGGTCATCAGTCCGCCTGTCTGGAGGATCGGAAGGTCCGGAAGTCCGATCGTCTGTCCGCCTATGGTCGGTCCCAGGGGGACCTTTATCTCCGGCAGCTTGATCTGGATGGCGTTCCAGACGTGGGCGAACGCGTTATAGACAGACTTGGCGGCGTTGATCCCGCTCGAGACGATCCCCGTCAGTCTGTGGATCAGTCCCTCGATATACCCCACGGCGGAGGCGACGATCCCCTTCACGATGTTAAAGGCGGTGATAAACGGGCTCGTGATGGCGCCCACGACGCCGGATATCACGCCGGCGATGGAGTGGACGATCCCTGAGAAGAATCCGGTGATCGGTCCCCAAAATTTATAGACCAGGGCGACCGCAATTCCGAAGGGGCCGGCGAGGACGCCGGCGAGCAGGGGCCAATTCGAGCGGACCCATCCCCATACGGTCATGGCGATCCGCTGGATGGCGTTGAAGATCCCGGCGATGAAACTCCACGCCGCGTTCCACGCGGCCATGATCGCCCCCACGGTGGCACGCCAGGCGGCGGACATAAACGAGGTGACGGCACGCCAGATGTTCTGGAACCAATTCGTCTTCGTGGCGATGATCACGATCACGGCGATCAGGGCCACGACGGCGATGATGATCAGTCCGATCGGCGAGGCGATAAACGAGGAGTTGAGGGCGAGCCACGCGGCCCGGAAGAACGCGACGGCGATCTTCACCGCGGCGAGGGCGGTCTTGAAGAGCTCGATCGCCTTCACGACGAGCAGGATCGCCCCTATCGCGGTCGTGATCCCCAGGACGAGCGGGACGAGCCACTGGCTGTTCGCGCCCACGAAGTCGAAGAGGCCGGCGAGGTGCGTCTGTATCGACGCGATGAAGGGGAGCAGGGCGGCGCCCACGGACTCCTGAAAGTTGCCCCAGGCGACGGCCATCTTCGCCGATCCGGTAGCGGTCGCCGCGGCGGTCCCCTTCACCTGGGATTCCACGTTGGCGAGGACGATCTTCTGCGCGCCCAGGAGATTCCCGCTCTTCTGCATCTGCTGGATGGCGGTCTTCTGCGCGGCGGTGAAGTTGACGCCGGACTTCGCCAGCGCGGCCATCCCCTTCGTCGGGTCCTCGAGCGCTTTGCCTAGCTGGACGGCGTTCGAGTTGATATTCCCGTAGCCGGCGGCGGCGAGGTCGACGGCGGCTTGCGTGGCGCGGTCGAAGACTCCCGCCTGGCGTCCGGCGGCGCCGGCGACAGAGTGGAAGGTGGCGAGGATCGCCTGTCCGCCCATGATCACCTCGTCGTCCACTCCCGTCTGCTTCGAGAGCGTCCCGGCGTACGCTTCGGCGGCGGCGGCGGCGGTCCCCTGGACGTCGCCCACGTTCTTAAAGACGGCGACGAGGCGATTGTGGGCGACGGCGGACTCTTCGGCGGCGGCGACGGAGCTCTTGCCGAAGGCGACGATCCGGGTCACCGCGAATCCGGTGGCGACGGCGCCGGCCACCTTGGCGAACGAGCTCCCCGTCTTCTCGGCGGCGCCGGAGGCGGTCTTAGCGGCGTCGCCTGTCTGCTTGAAGGCGGCGACGGCGGAGGTGGCGGTCCCCTTGATCAGGACGTCGAGCGTCGCCGGCACGGATCACCTCCGCTTCTGCTCGAGCTCGGCGCCTATCCGCTCGAGTATCTCGACGGCGGTCACCATCGCCGCGGGGTCACGGAGCCAGTCTCGAAACGAGACGCCGGTGTTCACGGCGAGCTCCACGGCTAGATATCCGATCCCGCCTCGCGGGTAGGGTCCAGCGGTCCCACCTCGTCCTCCGCCGGCGGCTCGAGCTCCTCTCCCGCCTCGAGGGCGTCTATGAAACGTCCGAAAGTCTTCGCGGCGGGATGATCCGGCTCCGCTCGCTTGAACGCGTTCCACCAGGATCGCCAGGTGAGCTCGAGCGGCGAGTCCGCCGGATTGTGTCCTAACTGTCGCTCCGCGTTGAGTTGATCGTCCGGGCGTACCTTCGCCACGAATTTCTCCCCGTCGAGGATCATCTCCACGGTGGCGCGGAGCCTAGGCACCTCGCACCCCGTCACAGGTCCGCTGGAGCTCGAGCTCGAGCGGGGCGAGCCACTTCGCCTCGTCGCGCACGGCGACGCGGTAGACGAAGGGGTTCGCCTCTATGTTGTGGGCGGGTCGTCCCCAATGGATCGGGACGGCGTAGACGAGCGGCGAGGTGACAAGCGAGCTCGAGGGGCCGGCTCCGGGCCCGGGGCCCATGCTGGAGGCGAGACGTCCGGTGCGGCGGGGGGCGGCGCCGGCGGCGAGCCAGGCGAGCTCCCGGGCCGCGCCGGCGAATCCTTCGGAGAGGTCCGCCACCTTGCGCGCCGCGGTGGCGATCGTCGCCTCGAAGGTCGCCTCTCCCTGGACTTGAAACGTGATCGCGGCCACTAGGCGGCGACGGGCGGGGTGAAGGTGGGTTTTTGCTGGAGGTTCCACACGAAGTCCGACGTCAGGCGGGAGCCCACGTCGCCTCCGTAGGTCTCCGCCGGAATCTCGATCAGGAGCGTCCCGGTGATCACGGGGGCGGAGACGTCGTTCGGGGTGTACTCGTAGGCGACAATCTCCAGGTCGTGATTCCACAGGTAGGCGATCGCCCCGCCCAGGGTCTCCGTGATATCGAAGTCCTGGACGATCGTCCCCTCCAGCTTGTGTCCGTCACTCTTGCGCGGCGCCGGCACGGTATCGCCACAGAGGGTGGTAACGGAGTCCCCGTCGTCCGAATAGGCGGAGGTGATGCGGACGTTCGTGATCTGACA